GAATACGACGACATTGAAGCGGCAGCCATGGTAGTTCTCGCCGGCCTGCTGGCTGGCGGATCGCCCCGCCTTCCTAATGAAATCGCCTCGGACGCCTTCGAAATTGCCCAGGCATTCCACGCTGAAAAGTTGAAGCGCATCGGAGAAAAGCCGCCGTTCGACCACTGATTTCGCTGGCTGGCCTTGGCGACAGGGCCAGACGGGAAATCAACGAATCAACCGAGGCGAGATCATCAGGCTGCGCAATCCTCGGTGACGCGCAGCTGCACGGCCCGCCGGGCTCTGGTGCATGACAGCCGGAAAGACGGCCCGATGCCCTGCTCCCCATCACAGGGTGCATCGGAGTTGGCAATCTCGCTGGGCGGTTCGATTCCGCAAGCCGAGAGGCGATCAAGGGTACGGCCTGGATTGCCAACCCCGATACACCCCGCATCCCCGTTCCCTTCACTTCGACCGCATTGGCAGGCGCCAGGCCACCTTTCACGGTGGGTTTGGTCACCCGCGCCTGGCTCCTGGCCAATGCGGCCGCATAACCCACCTGGAGATCGCCATGGGCGCACTTCGAGCAGCACAGTTTGAGTACGACAACCGGATGCCGCCGGCGGTGAGCGAAGTAGCTGACGCCGAATCCACCTGGATCGACGACGGCATCGCTGAGCTGATGGCGCGCCGCGACGTAGTGTTTCAGCGTCGGATGCGCCCGAAGCAGGGTGTCACCTATGAGCGCTTCGCCCAGGCGGTGGATGAGTTCGTTATGGGCCAGCTGGGCCTGAACGGCATCAGCAACTCTGTATTGGGCCGCCTGGTTCTGGCGGCGCGCTGCAAAGTGACCAGCGACGCAGCAGCGGCAGCTGACGAGATCCTGAGTGTGGCCAACCCTGAGTCGGCGCTGGAAGAGATCGCCCGCCAGCTGCTCACCCCCTTCGCCAAAGAAGGAGTACTGGCCCAGGCCGAGGAGGCGCAATGAGCCCTCACAGCTTGGCAGTCAGCGCAATCGAGGCCGCAATCGAAACGATGCTTCTGCCGGGCTCGGGCCCGGTGGAGGATGCCAAGGCCGAGACCATGGTGGTCGCCTACTTCTCTCTCTTGGCCATCGACTCCAACGAGTTCAAACACTACTGCGAGCGCATCCGGCGTATTGCCGAGCGGCGCAAGGAGGCTGCATGACTACGCCAATCGTTCAAACGCTCATCGACGAGCAGATCGCGGAACTGCCAGAGGCTCAGGCCATGCCGGCCGACCGGGTGCTGATGCTGTTCAAGGGGCCGACATTCGCCGCCGCGGTGAATGAGGCAGCGCTGGCCAGCATCGAGAACCCGCAGGCTTGGAAGTGCCGGGCCTGCATCTGCGGGGAGTGGACGGTCGGCTACGAGGTTCGGGCGTGACCTCCTACCAGCGGGCCCGCCGCATCGCGGCTTGGCGCGGCTCCTTCTCCATGCTCTTCGCCTGCACCTTCTTCATGCTCGCCAGCGCACTGGCTGGCAGCATCACCCAATAACCAACTTATCAGCGCCCACCACATGGATGGCGCGGGAGATTCGTATGTCCGCAGAAAAAGAACTGATCGTCGCTCCTCCACAGGAAACAGCCCTGGCGGTGTACAGCGCTGAGAAGGGCCTTGAGCCTTGGCTGCAGCAGATCCGCGTGAAGATTGATGAGTTCCTCGCTGTGGTGCCGGACCTCAAGACCGTCAAGGGCCGCAAAGAAATCGCTTCCATGGCCTATGAGGTTGCCCGCACCAAAACAGCGATCGAAAACAAGGGAAAGGAACTCTCTGCGGAACAGAAGAAGGTTCCGGCGCGCATCGACGCCGAGCGCAAGCGGGTTTGGGACATCCTTGAATCCTGGCAAAAGGAAGTGCGCAAGCCCTTGGATGACTGGCAGGCAGCAGAGGATTCGCGGGTTGATCGCCACAACGACCGTCTGACCTGGCTCAAGACGCTTGCTGACGACCTGGGTGAGCTGTCCTCGCTGCATATCAAAGGCCTGATCGCTGAGGCTGAAGGCATGCAACTCGGCGCCCACTGGGAAGAGTTCGAAGCCGAGGCGGCAAACGCAAAGGACAAGATTCTTTCCACCTTGCGGGCAGCGCTGCAGAAACGCGATCAGTTCGAGGCTGAGCAAGCCGAACTGGCCCGCCTTCGCCGCGAAGCAGAAGAGCGCGCCGAGCAGGACCGCATTCGGCTCGCGCAAGAGGCCGCCGTCGAGGGTGAGCGCCAGCGCGTGGCCCAGGAGCAGCAAGCCGAGCGCGACGCAGCTGCCAAGCGAGAGCAGGAACTGAAAGACCAGGCTGCCGCACAAGAGCGTGAAGCCGAGAACCAGCGCCTGCAGCTCAAGCTGCAAGCCGAACAAGCAGAGCGCGCCCGTGTGCAGGCTGAGGCCGATCGCGTGGCCACCGAGCAGCGGATGGAGCAAGAACGCCAAGATGCCGCACGCCGGCAAGAGGAAGCGGCAGAGCAGGCTCGCCAGGAAGAACGCCGCCGGGCTGATGCGGCGGCTGCCGAGATCCTCCGCCAGCAGGAAGCGCGCGAGCGGGACGAAGCACATCGCCGGATCATCAATCGCGCCGCGCTTCAAGCCTTCATGGCCGAGGGCATGCCTGAGTCATGCGCCAAGATGGCGGTCAAGCTGATCGCCCAGCGCAAGATCCCCAACATCGCCATCACTTACTGAGGCACAGACCATGACCAGCGCAATCATTGTGCCCGAACAGCGCCGCCAGGCAGTGGCTGCGCCCGGCCCCGTCGACAACAGCATCATGGCGGTGATCAGCCGAGCAGCCGCCGATCCAACCTGCGACATCGAGAAGATGGAGCGGCTCCTGGCCATGCATGAGCGCATGCAGGCCAAGACAGCAGAAGCCGCCTTCAACGCCGGCATGGCGCAGATGCAATGCGAGATCCCGACCGTGTTCGAAGCGGCGGTGAATCTGCATACAGGCAACGCCTACGCCACGCTCGACGACATCACCCGGGTGGTCAAGCCGATCATGCAGCGGCACGGCTTCGCGATCACCTTCAAGGTGGAGAACCAGGACAAGTCGATCAGCGTCACCGGCATCCTGATGCACCGCGACGGCCACCGCGAGCAGACAACCATGACCCTGCCGGCCGACATCGGCAAAGGCCGGAACGATGTTCAAGCGGTTGGGTCATCCACCACCTACGGCAAGCGCTACGTGATGTGCGCCTTGCTGAACATCACAACCGGCGACGTCAGGGACGACGACGCGCAATCGTCGGATGGCTCCGATACGGCGGAAATGCGGGCCCAGGCGCTAAACGACATCCTTGCCCAAGTCGAAGCGGCCGCCACGCCAGATGAGCTCAAGGAGGTATGGCAGGCATCCGTGAAGGTCATGCAGGCGAGCGGTGACAAAGCCGGATACGACGCGGTGAAGATCGCCGTGACCAAGCGGAAAACAGTACTGGAGGCCACCCCATGATCATCGTCAATTGCACCCAAGGCTCGCCCGAGTGGCTGCAGGCCCGCGCTGGAGTGATCACCGCCAGCATGTTCAGCACCGCCCGCTCGAAAGTGAATGGGCTGACCGCGCAGCAGCGAACCTACGTCGACGCCATTCTGGCGGGGCACAGTGAAGCCACGGCGCGCGATACTGCCGGATACAAGGCCGGGCCGAAGGCGGAGGTTGTTCAGAGGGCGCTGGATGGCGAAAAGGTGGGCGAGCCATCGAATGCCGCCCTCACCTACGCCTTCGAGCTGGCCGTCGAACGCATCGGCGGCGCCCCGCTCGACGGGGGGTTCGAGACCTGGCAGATGCGCCGCGGCCATGAACTGGAGCCGGAGGCGCGGATGGAGCACGAAATCCAGACAGGCCTGATCGTCACGCAGGTCGGTCTGGTCAAAACAGACGACGGCTCGTTCGGCGCCAGCGCGGACGGCTTCATCGGCGAAGACGGCGGCAGCGAGTACAAGTGCTTCCTGGCCCCAGACAAGCTCCGCGCCTTCCACATCGACAACGACGCCAGTGATGTCATCGACCAGGTGCAGGGCTGCATGTGGATCACTGGCCGGAAATGGTGGCACATCGGGATGTACTGCCCCCTGCTCAAGCCGGTAGGCCGCCAGCTCTGGTGGCGTGAGTTCAAGCGCGATGACGACTACATCGAACAGCTTGAGCAGGACCTTTGGGAATTCAAGCTGTTGGTCGACGGCTTCGAGCAACAGCTGAGGAGCAAAGCAGCATGAGAGGCGTCAACAAAGTCATCCTGGTCGGCACCTGCGGCCAGGACCCGGAAGTCCGCTATCTGCCCAACGGCAACGCGGTCACCAATCTGAGCCTGGCCACCAGCGAAGCCTGGACCGACAAGCAGACCGGGCAGAAGGTCGAGAAGACCGAATGGCACCGCGTGGTGTTGTTCGGCAAGGTCGCGGAGATCGCCGGCGAGTACCTGCGCAAGGGGTCGCAGTGCTACATCGAGGGCAAGCTGAAAACCCGCGAATGGGAGAAAGACGGGATCAAGCGCTACGCCACAGAGGTGCACGTCGACATCAACGGCACCATGCAGCTACTGGGCGGCCGGCATGACAACCAGGGCGGCGGCCAGCAGCAACAGCAACAACGCCAGCCTCAGCAGCAACGACAGCAACAACGTCAGCAGCCGCAGCGCCAGCAGTACCAACAGCAGCAACAGAACCAGCAAGCAGGGTATGGGCCGGACCCCGAAAGCTTCGACGACGACATCCCGTTCGCCCCGCTCCACCACCTGGCAGGTGGATAGCGATGGCCATCTCAATCATTCCCGACTTGGTTCGACGCCAGAAGGAGCTGGAGCATCATCTGCGGCTGCTCTTCAACCGTAGCTGCCAGTGGAGCCGCGCCGAGCGAGTGCGAGGCGCCTCCACAATCGAGAACTTGACCCAGCAGCTGGTCGAGATAACCGACCAGATAGACACGGCACGCGGCACATGAAACGCATCAACAACCTGGTCCGCCAGCGCCGGCGGCAAGAACAGTTCCATCTGCCGCCCAGCGGCCTCAAGGAGCACCGGAATGCAGAAAGCACCCTCTGGAGTGGTAACCCTGCCGGCCTGGATGAATCGGCCGGTCAAGAAGCTGTACATTACCCGCAGCGGCGGGCAGTACCGGCCTGACGATGTGGCCCTGGCCTTTGCGCTGAGCCTGCGAGAGCACGACAGCGCCGATCACCTGCGCAGGCTGGCCCGGCGCCTGGTCGACAAGGTTTGCCTCGAGCATCAGCCGAACATGAAGCGCCTGGCCCGCGAGGCGGACGACGCCAAGGTGTTCGACGCTGCGCTCAAGATCATCAACCGGGTGTGCGACCTACTCGACATCGGGCCGGGCGCCACCTTCGTGCGCAATGGAGGCGATGATGGCTCTGACGCAGCAGCAGCGTGACGAGAAGCGCAGGGCCAAGGCCGCCAAGCACGGTGAAGAAGACCTGCGCATGAAAGCCCGCGCCGGCACCCGCCAGGCCCTGGCCGAGATCATGCAATGGGCTGAAGTCGAGGAAAACGGCGAGGCGATGACCCTGCTGATCCATCGCATCCATGAATTAGGGGCTGAGGCGGCCCGTCACTTTCTCAGTGCGCCGCGCCACGAAATTGTGATTTCCAAATATGTGGAGCAGAGCCTTGAGCGGTTCCGCATCAGTCGCGAGCTTCGCACGCCGGACCTGATGCTTGGTGAAGACCCCGACGACACCGGCGTTCTGCTTCTCGCGAAATCTGCCTGACCCGCGCTGCCCGCCAGCGCCTTCCCCTATTCAACGATAACGCCTCCCCGGCGAGGGCGGCGCCTGCAATGGAGATTGCCATGAACCCCTACCAGATCACTGGTCCGGCGCAGATCGGCGTCAGTGGTGGCCGCACCAGCGGGCACATGCTCTGGAAAATCCTTGAGGCCCACGGCGGCAAGCTCCCGGAAGATGTGCACGCCTTCTTCCAGAACACCGGCAAGGAGCGCGAGGAGACGCTGGTCTTCATCGACGCCATGGCCAAGCACTGGGGCGTGAACATCGTCTGGATGGAGTGGTGCCGGGTGTATGGCCAGCCGGACGACGCGCCATGGTACAAGATCGTCGACTTCGAGACGGCCAGCCGCAACGGCGAGCCGTTCACCATGATGCTCGAATACTACGAGGCCTACCGGAAAGCAGAGAAGAACCTGCCGGCCGTGCTGCCGAACTTCAGCAACAACATGTGCACCGCCTACCTGAAGGTCAAGATCGGCGAGAAGCACATGCGCGCCCTGGGCTATGACGAGTGGGATTGCATCGTCGGCATCCGGTACGACGAGCCCCGGCGCTACAGCCGGATGATGACGGCCAACGAGCGCGGCAATGCCCGCTGGGATAGCGTCTGCCCCTCATACGTCGCAGGCGTCATCAAGGAGAACGTTGCGGCATTCTGGGCAGCGCAGCCATTCGACCTCGGCATGGATTCAGATTACGGCAACTGCGACCTATGCTGGAAGAAGAACGAGGCCAAGCTGATCAGGACCATCCAGGAAGACCCGGCGCGGGTTATCTGGTGGTCTGGCACCGAAGAGCGGTTCGGCCAGGTGTTCCGGCAGGATCGCCCCAATTACCGGACGCTGGCCTGGTCAGCAGACCAGCGCGCAAGACAAACGGACTTCAACTTCGATTACCTAGCCGAAGACATCGACTGCTTCTGCGGCGACTGACTCAGCCCTTAAAAGCCGAAACCAGGCCGGTGAGCGCACCGATAATTCCGACCACGATACCAAACCAGTAACCGACAGCTTCCCGGCGCTGCTTTCGTTCTTCCCTGATTGCGTCGCGAATCGCTTTGAACCCCTTGTCCGTCAGATACCGTGGCTGCGCAGGGTCATTGTCCCACTCAACCTGTTCATACATTGTTCCGTCTTCAATCGAAGGCATCTGCACGAGAAGTCTATCGGCTATTTTTCGGTAGCGCTCAGTCTGAACTAGGCGCTTCCACTCATTTAAGTTGTTCGACTCCTGAACGTAGTCTTGGACCTGACCGTTCTCGTGAGCCTCCCTCGTATTCGGAGGTGCTCGCTTCTCAAGTTCCTCCTCATGCTTAGCAATTTTCCTCAGCAGCAGCTTGTACCGGAAGTAGCTGATCATTCCCATCGACTCCTTTGATGTCCGGCGAACTATAGCCGCGAGGTATACCCATGCCCACAGCAATCGACCTGTTCGCCGGCCTCGGCGGATGGAGCACCGGCGCGCGCGCCGCAGGCGTCCAGGTTCTCTGGGCGGCAAACCACTGGCCTGTGGCCGTTGAA